GATGAGTTCAATCTCTTGTGGATACTTCAAGTCCTTGCAGGCTTCCTTGTTCTTGTTGGTATGGTCGAGAACAATGCACTTGATTTTGAGAGGAGAAAGAAGTTTCTTGTCCATCAAGTCCTTTGTTGTGATGACCTTTTGAACTTTACCAAACAATCCTTCAATGACCAGTTTGTGTGTCTTTGAACCATCAAGTGTTCCCGTCAATCCGACTCTATATGGACAATCCTTGAGTTTGGTCATGATGGATGTGAGTGATTGGGCCTTGAACAGATGACACTCGTCGCCGATGACGACTCTATAATCCTTGAAATACTTTTCGTTCTCTTTGTATATACTTTGCCATGTGGATATGACTACTTGTTTATCGGTGTTTTTTTCCTGCCCACCGTGAATCTTGTGGCAATTGTCTTCCACATTCCAAGATTTGTCCTTTGAAGAATAGTCTTCAAAATCACTATACATTTGAAGAACAAGTGAAATGGTCGGAACTATGATGAGTATCTTTTCGTTTGGAGATATGATGTTTTGGTAATAGCGAAGAAGAGAGTATATGATCAAACTCTTTCCAGATGCAGTGGGAGAAAGAAGAAGACAACGACGAAGATTCAAAGCTTTGAGAACACCCTCTATCTGATGTTCATGTGGTTTGAGGTTTTTACCGCTGGAATGTGGTTTCAATTCCTTCTCAAAGTAATTCTCTATATCTTCCTTGGTGAACTTGTTCTCATTGAATGGTATCCGAGAATCTATCTTGACACTGATGTTTCTTTGGTCACAATATTCTAACAGATAGTCAAAGAGACCAGCATATATGCATTTGGTATGAATGTTATATAGACGAATCTTCCCATCCCAAACTCTTTTTCTGTATGCGGGAGTGAATCTAGCATTTGGAACTTCAAAAGTAAAGTAATCACAAATGTTTCTCTCTAGAGATTCATCAGCAAAGACACGCAAATATGCATTGTCTTTGTATTCTATGTAGACCTTTTCTTCCATGTTAGTTTATTCCGTGTGTGAACTTTCTCCACTCAATCGCGTTGCGAATGGTCCATTGTCTTGCAGAAATGGATTTAACAACGCTTTCCAAGTATTCACACTTTTCGTTCTGATATTCTATTTTTGCTCTCAACTTGATGAGATCCGAATCGGATTCCAAGAATATGTCCAAGTCTTGGCGAAGAACCTTTTGCTGAAACGGTTCCCAGCCATATTCCTTCAGATCTTCATCGGATATTCTTCCCGTATAATACTCCCACTTTTTCTTTCGCAATATTCTATATTCAGTTTCATATTTCTTCTTTGACAACCTTATATCATGATACAAAGATAGATACTTGTTGTGTAACTGCGGAGTTCGTGTTGACTCCTTGTCCAATTCGGTGTCGTCGATTACGACATCTTTTTCCACCATTTTTTTAATGTCATCAAAAGTCATAAACGAAGTATAACACTCATTTTAGGAAAGTCAAGAAACTTCTACTTCAAAACTGGTAAATGCGAAATCAACAGATGCGTTCAATGCTTCAAGCTCAGTGTCTCCATAGTCAAAATCAATTGAAGACAAAGATTTTGGAAACAATCCTTGAAATGATACTTTGGCAATCAGATTGTTTTTACTCGAAAGAATGAATAAAACTGCATCACTCACCAAACTCTTATCGACAGGAACTACATCATCATAATTCTTGTATGTGCTGCAGCTTCTTATCCACTTGTATACTTCCAACCAATTTTCCAAGTTTTCATTGACTATGAAACTGGCGGTAAAATTTTCATGTTCAACCTTTCCACCTGGATATAAAATAGGATTGAAAACTGTTTGTTGTTCGACTTCACTTATTGCTATACCAGGAATGTTTACACTCTGACAAAAAAATGTGGTATTTGGTATTTTAGGGATTTCCAATTTGAATCCCGTTGGTTCCAAAAAGTTTTTGTTTGAGGGTTGATTCGCATAAAACCCACCTTTTCTTGGCTGTTTACCACTTGCATCAGATACATTGATTTCTGCCATGTTTTTCTCCAAAAGAAAAAAGGAGAGGATGTTTCCATCCCCTCCTTCTATTTATCTTTCCCGTTAACCTATCAGAGTAGGTTGTCAACACGGAAGATTCTGTAGTATGGGTTGGCGCGAACACCACTTGAAGTTGGATCTGACTTGTCTCCAAATCCACCATCAACAGTTGCGGTAGAAACGAATGGATTGTTGACGATTCCATAACGTGTCTTGAATGCGATCTTGGGTTGGAAGGTTTGTTCACCAACTGCACGAACCATCTGCAATGGAACGTATGGGCAGTAGAACATACCAGCGTCGTATGGGCTGGTTCCGCGATATCCAACCATGCAGAAGTCATAAGCAACTGACTGACTGAAGTAAGGATCGACATAAACCTTGGTCTTGCCATTGAGAACACCAGCGAAGGTGTTACCAGTGTCATCGACATTGAGGTTGGTCGAGAGTGCGGGGGTGTAATCAAGAACACCGGCCATTGCAAGTGCCGAAGCAACATCGGACGAGCAGAGGATGAAGTTACCCTTTCCTCTACGAGTGTCCTTAGCAATGAAGTTGGCTTCACGTTCGATTTGATACATGAGTCCCTTATACTTCTCAACCGACCAACGACCGTTGGCGTCTACGTTGAGATCGAAGATACCTTCGGTCTGAACTGTTCCAGCGCGGCATCCGAGTTTCGAGGTTGAATACATCGAGCGAACAACTTCGCGGTTGATTTCAGCAAGGATTTCAGCCGAGAGGATGTTAGCAAGTTCGGTTTCGGCGTCAAGACCGTGAATTGCCTTGAGGTCTTGTGCCAATTCCATTGTGTATTCTGCCTTGAGAGCGCGAGTCTTTGCAGACACGGTTGTCTTCTCAATGCTGAATGCCATTTCTGGGAAGTAGTCGGCAGCAACACCACCGAGCGATTCACCAGCCTGAGTGCTGTAAGCACCAGTTGGTGTAAGACTTGCATTAACACCACTTGTCGAAATTGTTGCAAGAGGATCAACACTTCCACCTTCGAGACCACTGGTTGCACCACTTCCTGTGGACGAGTTGTTATAAGCTGTTCCACCAGCACCACCAAACTTGGTCTGTGCTTCGTTGAACAGAGCCTCTGCACCACTTTGAGTGTTGTAACGGCTGCGGAGAGCAAAGATGAGTCCGGTTGGTCCAGACATGGGTTGAACACCGCAAACATCATAAGCAATCAAATTGGGCATTGCACGACGAACCAAAGAGATGAGAATGGGATCCCAATTGTTCATGGGATAATTTCCACCTGCTACGGTTGCGTTGGCTGGTGCAGCCTCCTTGAGGTGCTTCTCTTGATTCTCAAGAAGAATCGAAGTGACTTGCTTACGATACGAATCTTTGATCTCGGGAAGATCGGCATGCTCAAGAATGGGCTGCCATTTCTTCTCAAGTTGTTCTGTTAGTATACTAGGTTCCATTTATTTACTCCTTTAAAAGAAATATCTTATTATTTTCTGGTCTTGCCGATTCTACTGATAGCCTGAGCATATGCACTCATGCTACCACCAGTTTCGAATTCGTAATTTTCTTGAAGATCTTGGATTTCATTGTCTGAATCAACTGATCTTTCAATTGTTTCTGCAAAGTAGTTCTCCTTGAGAATCTTTGCCTTGGTCACAAAATCTTCGTGTGATTCGGCGTCAATTCCTTCAAGAAGTTTACGGAGTTTGACTCTTTCTGAAGCAGTAAGGTCATATCCGATTTCCTCAACAACGTCTCTCTTGTCTGCGGTTTCAACTCTTTCACGAAGAGAAATGTTGTTCTCGATTTCCTTGTTGAGACTTTCTTCAAGTTCTTCAATTCTTTCTGCCATCTTCTCAAGAACATCAACCTTTGATTCGGGAACGTCAATGTTGTGTTCGAGGAAAAGATTGCGAAGACCTGAAAGGAACTCTTCGGTGATCTCGTTGCGGAGACCGCGTTCAATAGCGACTTCATTTTCCTTCATCCACTCTTCGACAACGTAGTTGAGATAAGAATCAAGATTATTTGCCATCTCTTCCTTGTTTTCTTCGATTGCGGATGCGAGTTTTGTCTCTACCTTGTTTTCAAGTTGTTCCACAACTGCGGAAACTCTTTCATTGACTGCTGCCTTGAAGATGGTTGCAGTCTTTTCCTTGAACTCTTCGGTGAGATCTTGACCATTGAAAAGAGCTTCCAAGTGATGGTCGATTGAAATTTCTTCTTCAACGACTTCTTCATCATCGTTGTCTTCATCTTCCTTGGTCAACTTAGTTGTCTTTCCAACCTTCTCTGCGGCCTTCTTGCCTGGATTGTCAGAGAGATAATCAATTTCAGTTTCAACTTCACTCTCTGGATCTGTCATAGAATCCTTCTTGCGAAGTTTTCCGGCCTTCTTGCCAGGCATCTTTTCATCAGTTGGTCTTTCCGATTCCTTGGAAGCGACATTTGCTTTTAATGTGTCTTCTTCAGAACCTTCAGGAGGCATTCCTTGTGTTGAACCCTCAAGACCTTCTGAATCTTTGTGCTTTCCACCCTTTACAGAGTGAGTGAACTTTGGTTTGGTTGCTGCACTTTTTGCCGTTTCTTCGGCTTCGAGCAGACTCTTTGCTGTTTCTTGAATATCCATGAAATTACTCCTTGATTCTATTATTTATTTATAATATTAAAGATTTTGCATGAAACGAGAAAATGCATTTACTGCCTTTTCTTCTACTACTCTTGGATTTACTGAACGAATTTTCTTGATTTCTTTCTTTGTTTCTTCCACCATCTCTTCTGCTCTAGAAGCATTTCTAGTAACTAATAGTCCTGCTTCATATATCCATTCTTTACCTTCCAAAATACCATTCACGAAAGCATCTGGAGCCGAAGGATCTGCAACAATATCTGCTGCGGTTGCCAGTTGAAAATCGTCTTTGACGAAATTGACTCCTCTTTTTTCTTCAAGTGAACCAATTCCTCTTGAAGAAACTCCCAATTTAGCACCTTCGTCAATCAAATTCTTG